CCGTGTGCAGGAGAAAATCGCAGGCCCGGCAGAGAACGGCAATAAGCAGCACTACAAAACGTGGTGCGAGAGCCGGGAGGGTGTAGGCAGAGCGAGAATATTCCCTCTTTGGAACGGGCCAAACACCGTGAAAGGCGTTTTAATCGACGCAGAGGGGCAGCCCTGCAGCGAAAGCAAGGTGTCGGAAGTGCAGGAATATATCGACCCGGCGACAAAAGGCTACACAGCCACAGTTGACGGTAAGGTATATGTTGTAGGCGACGGGCTTGGAGAGGGAGTTGCAAATCTCGGCGCACATTTCACGGCAGCAGCAGCGACACCGCTGGAAATCAAAGTGTCGTTCGAGGCGGAACTGGCAAGCGGAGCTACGCCGGAGGCTGCAGAGCAGGAAGCGACAGAGGCTATTGAGCAATACCTCAAGGAGCTTGTGCTTACGACGGTTGAGGCAACGGACATTGTTGTGCGTGTTTCGGCTATCGGTGCAATTTTGAGCGGCCTGCAGAATTTGCTCGATTACAGCAATTTGAAGCTGAACGGAGCGACCAGCAACATCATACCGGGAGAGGACGACGTACCAGTTGTCGGGGAGGTGGTTATTGAGTGAAATTCTATGAAAAATATTTCGCCAGCAACTACGACGAGCTGATAACGTACTACCCTCGATTTTACCGGGACGTGTTCGAAATGGTGGAAATCCTAAAGGCTCACGGCAGGATTGCAGACGAGCTTGAGGATAATATCGAGCAGACATACCTCAACAGCTTTATCGACTATGCGGACGAGGAAACAATTACAAAACTGGAAAGATTTTTGATGATAGGACTGAACAAAAGTCGCTCTTTAGAGGAGCGCAGGCGACTTGTTAAGTCCTATTTTGTTGGCTTTGGTAAAGTTTCCGCAACAATGTTGGAGGAAATGATACAGAGTTATACAAACGCAGCGGTAGAGAGCAGGTTTGAGCCGTCCGACGAGGAGGGCAATAACACGCTGTATATCAATTTCCAGCGAGGCAAAGAGCCGACGCTCTACATGAGCGATATTAACCTGTTGCTGGGGAAGAAAATTCCGGCGCACATTAACTGGCAGGCGGCAGTAACGTATCGCTTCCCGGTCGGAGTTGGAGTAAGGAGAACGTATTACAAATACGGCTACGACTACTGCGGAACAAAGCCGGATATTGCAATGCTTGGCGCAATCGTCACACGGGCGAGCGTCACGCAGGCACGGGCGAGAAATTACAGCTCGCAGCATGAGCAGGCCAGCGAGGAGCAGCTAACAGGGCAGCACCCGGACGTATCGACCATAGGCGATTATTTGGCCGTCAGCAGCGTTTTGGAGGCTAATAGGAGGATTTATACCTCTGACTATAAAACGGCGCAGGAGGAGGCACAGGAAGCCGGAGAATGGCCGGAAAGCACCACGCTCGGAGCAAGCAACGAAATTAACGCCGGGGCAGGAGTGAAAGTTACTGACTACGGCGTTGATTATATTTACTGCGGCACACAGTTGGCGCAGAGTTAGGAGGTAGGATATGGCTTTTTGGACGGAAAAATTCATGGGGAAAATGCGTTCAGAGTGGTTACGCAGGATTAACAAAATCCAGTATTACGCCGGAGGCAAATGGTATGACGCTGTTATTACCGAAAAGAAAATCTCCGGGAATACGCTTTATGTAACCAGCACCACGACGGACAGCGAAGCCCTCACAATTACCAGCGTCAGACTGCTCGACACAGCAGGAGAAGTCGCCGGGCAGATTAGCGAGAGTATCAAGAAACTTTCCACGCAGGGAGTAATCACTGTTTGGGAATTTCCTTTATACGAAATCACAACGACGGACTAAGGAGGTGAGTACAGAATGTCTTACAAGATTTTGGTGTGGAAAGACCACGCCGTAACACCCGGAAACACCTATACGGTAACGGAAAACAGCGACGGTACAATCACGCTGACACCAGCCGGAAAAGTGGTACAGCAGGGTACAAATATGAGCGCAGTCAATTTCAATAACATGGAGCTGGGTATTTTCGCTGCTAACATGACGGCAGCGGAGGCTATGCAGCTTATCCGCCATGTGAAAGACAAGACAGAGGCTCTTGAGGGACTTGTTATTGAGACAACCCTCACGAACAACAAGAAGTACCCATTTAACGACAGCGTAAAGACGATTGCCCTCGGCAACGACAATGTACGCAACAACAAAGATTACACGGTTATTTGCGAGGCGGAGGCGGCAGACGGTTTTGTTGGCGATATTAACATCACGGACAAAATGCTGAACGGCTTTAAGATTGCCTATACGGGCAGCGCAAGCAGTGTAAAAATCAAGTGCTATGTGCAGGGAGGCAGATAACAATGGCAAACGTAATTATCAAATCGGACGAACGCAGAGCCTGTGAAGAAAGAGTAATGCAGTCGTTCGGAGTAAACAGAGCCGACGGAGCAGCAAGAGAAGCGGCAGCGGTAATCGCAGCTCGCTCACAGGAGGCTTACAAAGAAATGAGAAGAATGGAGGATAGACGCAGATGAAAGAAGTAATTATGACACCCGGCACTCATGTTGAGTATGAGACGACTTCCAAGAGCATTATTTTCGGCGACGAGGATTTGTCTATTAACCTCAAGAACAGAGAGAGGGACGAAAAGGTGCTTATCGACATTTGCACCGACGAAAACAAAGAGCTGACAATGGGAACGGCAGCAGGCCTCAAGTATGTTGCGCAGGTGGAAATTCCTGCAAGACAGTACACAGAGGAGGAGGGAGAGCCGGACGAGGACGGCAGACCTACGACAATCTATGTTCCTGTTGCTTTCGATATTGACAACTGCACAATTTATTTGTGGGGAATGGAGGACTAAGGCATGAGTAATTTTGACGATATGAAACTGGCGGTAGAGGCACTTTCCGGCGGAAAGAATACCGTACTTTTTGACGACCTCGGTATGCCGTCAATTATGGTTATTTTACCGAAAATGATTTCCAACGCTATTTGCGAGGGAGCAACAGAAACCGTACACCCGGCATTTGTTTTGGACGGCGTTGAGCAGGAAAAAGTGGCACTTTCCAAGTATCACAATATTATCGTGAACGGCAGAGCGTATTCGCTGCCTATGCAAGACCCGAAAGCGAGCCTCGACTGGACAGCGGCGCAGGCAGCCTGCAGAGCAAAGGGCGAGGGCTGGGGCTTGACACCTTTTTCGTTGTGGAGCGCAATCGCATTGTGGTGCAAGAAAAATGGCACTATGCCTCACGGTAACAACAACTACGGCAAAGACGTAAACTACACCCACGAAAGAGGTGTTGGAACATATTTCGACGGTGACGGAAAAATTTGCAGAACTGCAACAGGCAGCGGCCCGGCAACGTGGTATCACGACCATACGCCATTTGGCATTGCAGACCTTAACGGCAATGTTTGGGACTGGTGCGCAGGCATGAGACTGGTAGCCGGAGAAATTCAGATTATCCCTTACGCAAACTGCATGAGAGCAACCTGCGACATGGGAGAAAATAGTACAGAGTGGAAAGCGATTGCGGCAGACGGCAGCCTCGTAGAGCCGGGAACAGCCGGAACACTCAAGTATGATATTGTTAGCGGCAAGGTTACACTCTGCACCAGCATTACCTCACAGGAGGACAGTGGCAGAGGCGGCACGTTCGAGGCAATGACCGTAGCAAGCGGAATTACAGCTCCGCAGATTTTGAAAGAGTTGGCATTGTTCCCTGCAGACAGCAGCGGCTATGAGGGCGACTATTTCTACTTGAACAACGGCGCAGCGGAGCGTTTCCCGCTTCGTGGTGGCGGCTGGGGCAACGGTGCGGGTGCCGGGGTGTTCTATTCGCACTTGACCGACCCTCGCTCGGGTGTGCACTCGGGCGTTGGGTTCCGCTCCGCTTTCTATGGCAAACTGTAAACTGATTACTGAATAACTGATTGGGAGGGCGATAGCCCTCCCTTACATTTTGTAAGCAGAGGAGCAGAGGCTATGGCAGACACGCTAAATTACAGTAAAGAAACGACGAGTTTCATACTAAAAGAGAAGATTGCCGACATGATGAAGTACGGCAAGCAGGCGGTAGCGAACTTTCCTCGGCGAGAACGACAGACAGCAGACGAGATAAGGCGGTCAATGCTGACAATGTACCGTCTTTCGATAATGGTTGAAAAGAAGTATTACAAGAAAACCACGCTGCAAGACCTCGATATTGAGCTGGACGTGTTGAGACATTTGATACGACTGGCGCAGGACAAAGACTACTACGGGCAGAACATTGCACCGCCTTTGTCTTTCAAGAAATATGAGTATTGGAGCGGACTGCTGAATGAGATAGGCCGAATAATCGGCGGATACATGAAATACGCAAAGTAAAGTTTTGGGGAGCAGGCCGGATAGCGTTTCCCGATTCGTGGTGGCAACTGGAACAACGGTGCGAATGCCGGGGTGTTCTATACGAACTTGAACAACCCTCGCTCGAATGTGAACACGAACATTGGCTTCCGCTCCGCTCTGCTGCTATGCCGGACGGTTGGGCGTTAATCTCAAGGGATTGCGCACGGAGCATAGCACCAAAGGGGTCGGCTTCCCTCCTACGGCCAGTACAGACCAAAGGAAAAGATTAAATTGCCGTGAAAACGCCACTGCCGCAAGGCGGAGGCGAGGCGGAAACGTCACGCACGGCGGAAAGTGGAGGAGTTTGGTATGAGTAAAATCATAACAGACCCAGCACCGGGCATGGTAATACTTGAGGACGTTTACGACAGGATTTGCGAATACGAGGAGCTTTATTTATCACACCTTGAAGCGAGAAAAGGTAAGCGATACCGGGACGACGTTTTGTTGTTTACGGACAGGCTGGAAGAAAACCTTATTGAGCTACAAAACGAGCTGATATGGCAGACTTACCGAGTAGGCAAATACAGACCGTTTTACGTCAGAGAGCCGAAACTACGCCTCGTAATGGCGTTGCAGTACCGGGACAGAGTAGTACAGTGGGCGATATATAAGCATTTATATCCGTTCTACGACAAAATGTTTATCGAGGACAGCTACGCCTGCAGGCGAGAAAAAGGCACACACAAAGCGGCAGACCGATTGCAGTATTGGTTACGACAGGTCAGCCGCAAGCCCGGCGAATGGTATTATTTGAAGCTGGATATAAGCAAATATTTTTACAGGGTAGACCACCTTGTATTGTTGGATATTTTGAGCCGCCGGATAAAAGACCAGCGGCTCATGCAGCTTCTTTCAGAAATTATAAACAGCGAGGACACTCGTTTCGGACTTCCGGCAGGAGTAAGCCCGGAGGATTGCCCGGAGGACGAGTGGCTGGCAGACGTGGGTATGCCAATAGGAAACCTTACGTCGCAGCTCTTTGCAAACATATACCTCAACGAATTAGACCAGCTTTGCAAGCACGATTTGCGGCTGCATTACTACATTCGATACATGGACGACGTAATTATACTTTCGGACGACAAGAGGGAACTTGCGGAGCTGAAAAACATTATTGAGAATTTCCTAAAGGATTTTCTACACCTTGACCTCAACAAAAAGACGGCTATACGCCCGTGCTGGGACGGAGTTGATTTCGTCGGATTTAGAATATGGGCGACACACCGCAAACTCAAGAAGCAGACAGCCCGGAGAATGATACGGAATGTGAAGCGGATTTGCGAAAATATCGCCGCCGGAATATCGAGCAAGGAGGAGTTGGAGAGGGTAGCAGCCTCTTACAACGGAATATTGCAGCATTGCGACAGTTACGGGCTGCGCAACAAACTGAATGAGATTTATTTCCAGTACAGCTATGCACCGACCACCCAGCAGGCAGAGTTGGAGGAACGGCCAAAGAAAGAAATGGAGGCTACCGTAGAAAGAAAATGTTGCAACTGCAAGCATTTCCATATCGACAGATTTTGCGGCTACGACGCAAGCTACTGCGATATTTACGGCATTTTGGACTATACGGAACGCCACCCGGACACGGCGGCGGAAAGCTGTGAGGAATACAAATCAAAATAAACCCGGAAAGGAGGACAAGGAAATGGACACACCTATTTCAAGAGCTGAACACAACGAATTTGTGAAGCGAATGGACGAGGAACACAAGAGGACTAACCACCGATTGACCGACCTTGAAAAGGCACTTGAGCAGAACAATAAGCTCCTTATTTCCGTAGAGAAACTGGCTACGAATATGGAGAATATGCAAAAGGAGCAGCAGGAACAGGGAAAGCGACTGGAAGAACTTGAGGGACGAGACGGTGAAATGTGGCGCAAGGTTGCAGGACATATTGCAACGGCGATTATCAGCATTATTCTCGGCTTCGTATTCGCACAAATCGGTATGTAGGAGGCAGTATGAAAGAAGAAAAGAACAATGCGGACAGCAAGAAGCCCTCCCGTAAATCACCCGGAGTTATGAATATTATTCTCATTATCGTAGGCGTTTCGCTTTTGGTGTTTACGATTGAAATGATAAGGATTTACAGGGAGTTTGGAGCTATCCCGGACACTCTTGTTACCTGTGTTTTTGCGGCTCTCGCCGGAGAGTGCGGCATAATGGGCTGGATAAAGACCAGCAAAGAGCGACGCAGGGAGCGAGGCTGGGAAGTGCAGGACAGGCAGGAAGCAAAAGCAGAGGCAAAGGCGGCCAGCGAGGAGCAGCCGTACAATGAATTGTAAGGAGGAACTATGGGACTTACAGGCAAGAATACAGCCGAAAAGATTTGGAATTACTTTATCGGCAAGGGATTGAGCAAAGCAGGCGTAGCAGGCCTCATGGGTAATCTGTACGCAGAGAGCGCACTCAATCCGAAGAATTTACAGCAGAGCTACGAAAAGAAACTCGGACACACGGACAGCAGCTATACGGCTGCTGTTGACAACGGCTCATACGGGAATTTCGTTAAGGACAGCGCAGGCTATGGTCTTGCGCAGTGGACTTATTGGAGCAGAAAACAGAATATGCTTAATTTTGCGAGAGCTGCAGGAAAGTCTATCGGGGACTTGGAAACGCAGCTCGATTTTTGTTTTAAGGAGTTGAGCGAGGGCTACAAAGGCGTTCTCAATGTACTTAAAACAACCGAAAGCGTAAAGGCAGCTTCCGATAAAGTCCTCGTTGATTTTGAACGCCCGGCAAATATGGGCGACGCAGTAAAGAAAAAGAGAGCAGGGTATGCGCAGAAATATTACGACGAATACGCCGGAGCTGCCAGCACACCCGGAACAGGAGGTACGACCATGACAGGAAAAGAACTGCGCCAGCAGGTATGCAATATTATGACTGGCTGGGTAGGAGGAACAAAGGGCAGTGCAAAGCACCTTGAAATCCTCAATATTTACAACGGCTATAAGCCACTGGCGAGAGGTTATGCGGTGCAGGTAAAAGACGCTTATTGCGCAACTACCGTAAGTGCAGCCTATATCAAAGCCGGAATTGCGGCGTACACAGGAACAGAGTGCGGCGTAGAGAAGTTTGTTGAGATTGCCAAGAAAAAGGGTATTTGGGTAGAGAACGACGCTCATGTGCCGGAACTGGGCGAAGCAGTTGTTTACGACTGGGACGACAGCGGAGTAGGCGACAACAAGGGTTACAGCGACCATATCGGCATTGCGACAAAGGTAAACGGTAAGACCTCTTTTGTTGTAACAGAGGGCAACATGAGCGGAGGCAAAGTCGGCACACGCACACTGCAGGTCAATGCGAAGTATATCAGAGGTTTTATTACCCCGGATTTCGACGCTATTGCAAAGGAACTTTATGGCAGCAGCGCAGCCGACGACAAAAAGGACGACACCAGCACTGACGACCTCAAGGTAGGAAGCATTGTAGAATTTACAGGCAATAAGCACTACACCAGTGCAAACGCAGCAAGCGGAAAGAGCTGCAAGCCGGGCAGAGCGA